ATCCTACCAAGATCACTACGGATACACAGGCACGTAATGCTTGGCTCACTCAGATGAACCTATGCGGTAGTGCTGTTGCATCTCAGAGCAATGACTACATCCTTGGTGAGAAGCTCTTGGCTACTTTCGCTGGTAATGGTGTTATCAACAACCTTGAAGCTGTCTATAAGACTGACGACATCAATGCTGCTCAGACTAACGATGTCCTTCAACAGGCTTTGTCGTCTGAACGTACCCGTCAGACCCTTGAGATTAGCTCACGTACCAGTACTGCTCTTGGTGGACAAGACCTCATCCTGTTCGATAGCAAGGGTGTCCTACAGCTTAACATCCCTGCCCTTGATGCAGTGGCTGATAACCTAGCTGGTGGTCGTCAAGGTTGGGAAGACATGAAGCGTCTTATCGACCAAGCTGGTGGTCTGGAAGCATTCATTAAGAAACCTGCTGCCCCTGGGTATGACAAGTCTGTCGCTGGTAGTGGTATGGCTGGTGGTCGTGTTAGCCTAGATGCTATGCTTGGTGTTAACTTCAACCGTGTCGGTAAGCTTGTCGATAACGTGAAGTCTATTGATGCTAAGTTGGTTGGTTTGCAGAACCTAGCGACAAAGTACTCCAGTGCAACTGAGCTTTACTCCAGTACTAAGCCTCAAGAAGCTGTAACAACTGGCACTACAACTACTGCACCTGCATCTGTCACATCCTCTTTGCTAGATAAGTTTGAAGGTGGTGGTGACTACAACGCTCTGCTTGGCTTTGCTAACAGAGAAGGTGGTCCACTGGCTGGCACTAAGGTATCTGAGATGACTATCGGTCAACTTAAGAACTTTGCTGACACTACCTACGCTAACTACGCCACTAAGGAGCTAGGCTATAAAGCTACTCCAATGGGTCGCTATCAGTTTGTCGGTACAACCCTTGCTGACGTAGCATCTCGTATGGGCCTACCTGATAACACTGTCTTCAGCCCTGAGGTACAGGACAGTATGTTTACCTTCCTCGCTAAAGAAGTCATTGCAGGTAAGGAACAAGCAGGTAAGCGTGGGGCACTACGTAGCACATGGGAAGGCTTACGGAAGGCTACTGACGCTGAGTTGGATACCATGATTGCTGAGATTGAAAGTGGTAAGGCTACCTTCGGTACTACTGGCCCGACCCCTGGCACTAAGTTCCAAGGTGTTACACCAGCTACTCGTAACGTCACACCTTCCATTGCCGTACAGCCTCAGGAGCAAGCCTCTACAGCACCAAGTCCTGAAATGGCTACTACCCCTCAGCCAGTACCAGTTGAGTCTGTAGCAGCCACTACACCCGCTCTATCGCCACAAGAGCAAGCTATCCGACAGGAGGCTGAAGGGAAGACAGCAGCTAACACCCCAATTGACCAGAATGTTATGGATACCATCAAGATGTTAGCAGCTAACCCGAATGATGTACGTGTATTCGCTACGCAGGACGAACTGATCCAAGCCTATAACAACCAAGAGCTACGTCTAGGTAGCCTTGTCGTTATCAATGGTGAGGTGAAGGCTGTAACGCAAGATATGGTTGGAGCTAAGTAATGGCTAAGACTAAAGTCGACGCTCTACGAGCTAAGGATTCTCGTCTTGAGAAGGTAGGTGTATCTGGGTACAATAAACCTAAGGCTACACCTAACCATCCCACTAAGTCACACGTAGTTGTCGCTAAGGAGGGTAGTCAAGTTAAGACTATCCGCTTTGGTCAGCAAGGGGTCGAAGGAGCAGGTAAGAATCCTAAGACTGAGAAGGACAAGGCACGTAAACGTAGTTACTACGCCCGCCACAATGCACAAGATCCAAACCCTAGTAAACTATCTGCTCGGTACTGGTCTTCAAAGGTTAAGTGGTAGTAAAACTATGATGACTACTAACAACACACAACAACTGACTAAGGATAAGGTCATGGCTAAGCAAACTAAGAAGCAGTCGGCTAAGATTGCTAAGGTAATGCACGAGTTCAAAGGTGGTACTCTGCATGGGGGTATCAATCCCAAAGGGCCTAAGAAGGCTAAAGTAGTTAAGAACCGTAAACAAGCTATCGCTATTGCCCTAAGCTCGGCTGGTGTAGCTAAGAAAAAGGGAAAGAAGTAATGGCTAGTAAAGACTTTAATAAAGCCTTTGCTGCTGCTCGTAAAGAGCTAGGCGCAGGTAAGACATTTATGTACAACGGTAAGTCTTACTCCACTAATATCGCTGGTGAAGGTAAGTCAAAAGGTTTTAGTGTAGATATGGCTAAGTCAGCTATTGATAAAGCCGTTGGTGTAAAGAAGCCTACTGCGTCTACCCCTCGCCCTAAAGCTCGTCCTGTAGACAAGACGCCTAAACCTGTAGCTGCTCCTGCTAAGATCACCTCAAGTCCTCTGCCTAAGAAGAACTTGTCTAAAGCAGAGTACCTAATCAAGATGAAGAAGAAAGGTAAGTAAGATGAAGAAACCAGTTAAAGGCCCTAATCGTAAAGCAAATGCTATGGGGTTAGATCGTACTAAACTGGCAGAAGCTAAGTCTAGTGCGGCTCTTAAGTCTATGTCAGACCGCCTTGATAACCCTAAGGGTAAGAATGCAGGTCTTACTCTGAGTCAAGCCCTGTCTCGTAGAGGCAAAGAACTAGATTTGTTTAGGGGGGCTGAGAAACTATACTCTGAGAGGGATAGGGCTAAAGCCTTGGGTAAGAACTCTGCATCTATTGCAGCAGCTAAGTCTGGTGCTTCTCGTAGTGTAGCCGGTAAAGTTAAGCCTAATCCTAACAAGTCTAAGACTACTTACCTTAAAGGTAAAAAGTAAAGAGGAGCATTTCTGCTCCCCTCTATTTTAGCCTGTAAGACGTAACCCGTAGGGTTTAGTTCTCTAGACTTGCAATCAACATCTCGGCGTAGTGGATTACTTTACGTAAATCTTCTACGCCGTTTTTCTGTTTGTACCTACAGGTATACTTGATGATGTTGCCTTCACAGAACCCTAGTCCATTAGCAATGATGAACTCTACAGGTTGGATAGCCATGTCCTTGTAGTGAGTACCACCCACTTGCTTAGACATAGCACTGTCTTCTTCCTCATCTTCGTCGTAGTCTTCTGTCCCAAACTGACACTCAGTGCAGTAGCCATCATCATCTACGAAATTGTTGCAGTGTTCACAACGATCACGAATTACCCACTTAGCCATAGTTATAGTCCCTCACCTTCGAATGCTATGATCCACTGTTTACAGATGTCACTGCGTACAATGTCATCTACTCCAAACTCAATGATAGGTACAGGCATACCATGCTTCTTAGCCAGATGGATGATCTTAGCTAGACCTGACTGACCTGAGATGTCTGACTGCTTGATGTCACCATTGATAACTACCTTACAGTCCCTACCGATACGGGTCAAGAACATCTTGATCTCAGCTACAGTAGTGTTCTGTGCCTCGTCAAGGATGATGAATGAATCCTTAAAGGAACGACCACGCATGGTAGACAGGGGAGCCATCTCAATGTTGCCATTCTTGATGCCTGTCTCAACGACACCCTTACCTAGCTGCTCATTAAGAACATCAAGTACTGGTGCAGCCCAAGGAGCGAACTTCTCCTCTAGTGTTCCTGGAAAGAAGCCTAAGTCTTTGCCTACGGAGATGTTAGGTCGAGTAAGAATGATCTTACCAATCTCCTTACTGGCATACATATTGGCTGCATAGGTAGCCGCGATGTAAGTCTTACCTGTACCTGAGAAGCCACACACAATGACCTGATCGTAAGCAGTAAGGGCTTTGATATAGTCCTTCTGTTTGTCGTTCAGTGCCTTTAAGGGGACAGTCTTTGTTGCTGCCTCCCCTTCTGCATTCTTGTACCTAGTTGCCCGCTTAGACTTAGGGGATTCAATCATTACTTCTTTTCCAATTCATTCTCTTGGTAGACAAAGTAGTCTTCTAGTTCTTGGTAACCACCGATATGTACCTTACCATCAGGTGTATCTGCCCAGATCTGAGGTACTGTATTTAGTTTAGCACTCTTAAGTAGGAAGGGGAAGAGTGGATGTGTACGGTAGTTGAATGCCCCGTAAGGGACACCCTTCTTTTCTAAAAGGAACTTAGCCTTGTCGCACCACTGGCAGTTCTCTTTGGTTAGGATGTAAAACATTAGCTACCCTCAGTTAAGGTCTACGATTTCACAGCTTCCACCAGCACAGGCAAACGTACTTGTACCTTTGGAAGTATCCTCAGTCTCGTACTCACTCAGTCGTGCCCAATCAATACGTTCAGGCATTAGAGCAAGTGCTTCAAGGTACTCACGTTCAGAGCAGTCTTGGTAAGGTGCTTGCTGGTACGTATGGTCTGAGTGTGGCAAGAATGACACACCTGATACTTCATCGAAGTTCTTATAGACCCAAGCACCAACTTCCATCCACTCATCATCCTTAACAGTGATGGTAACAGAAGGCTTATGCTCACACCAATGACGTTGGTATGTCATCCACAACTTAAGCTGCTCAATAGCAGTCATGTCGTTGCGAGTGATAGCACCTTCAGGTGACTTCTGTGGGAAGGAGAACACAGTAGTGGCATCAGGCTTCATCACATCAGGTTCACTTGGGATACCTTGGTCCTTCATGAACTGGGTCAGAGGGTCTTTATTGTCACCCCGTACAGTGCGAATGTAGTAAGCAGAGTGACGAGCATGAATACCTGAAGCACTATCAACCAGTTGACTAACCGTCCCCGATGGTTTGACACAAGTGATAGCAGTAGAAGCAGGGATGCCAAGAGTAGCAGCCCACTTAGCATTGGTTGCAATAGCGACATTCTTCAAACGCTCCAAGGTTTCTGCAAGACCAGTATCACCTGACATCAACTTGTTGTCCATGATACCAGTGAGTGACACACCAAGCAGACGTTCTTCTTCTGTGTTCTTCTGCCAGATCTTACGCAAGTAGGGGAAGTTAGTGAAGGTAGATTGAATAGTACCAAGGATGGTAGCTAGCCTTACTTTTTCCTCCAAGTCCGCAAGTGTATCCGTTGCTCGGACAACGACCTCTGTGAGGTTGCAGAATTGGTATGGGCGAAGAATGATTTCACTGCACGGGTTAGTTCCAAAATCATGGTTAGCATCTCGTCGTCCATTCTTAGCTGCTTGTTTCTTAGAGGCAGGACGGGAGAAGATACCACGTTCACCACTCTTGCTCTCGACTAGCGACAACCACTCACGCATGAAGGTTTCCATGTCTGGCTTCTCAGTATACGCAACTGAGTTGTTAGCCAAAGCACGTTGAGCATTCTTCTCCCACCACTGACCTGACTTAGCGTGACGCATACGGTCATCACTCAGGTTAGACAGAGAGATCATAGCTGATCGACGTACACCACCGACTACCACTACCTCACCAATCTTACACATCAAGTCATGGCATTCGATAGAGGACAGCTTACGCCCTGCTGCTGCCTTGAACGTATTGATGGTGAAGTTGAACAGTTCGACCAGTGGACCTGGACCAGAGGCACGACCACCAAAGGTCTTAAGCTTAGCTCCCGCAGGACGTACCTTAGAGACATCCCACTGAGGAACCTCACCAGCATACAGCATAGCAATGACCTTACGCAGAGACTTAGCCCAGCCTTCTTTGCTGTCGTGTACTACGATCACATCCTCAGAGGGGAACAGTGTCTCAGGAACATCAGGCAACTTGCCTACATACTGTCGTTCAACAGAGAAGCCAACGCCTGTACCACACAGCAAGATGAACATAGCTTCATCGAAGGACTTAGGATCATCTACTGCAAGGTAAGCACAGTTGTAGCCAGAGGTATTGTCACGTTCCATAGCAGGACCAGCAGTCATCAGTGCCCGCATAGAAGGCATGATGTTAAGGCTAAGGATAGCCTCTTCAATGTCACCTACAATGATCTCGTCACGTGTCTTCTTGACTACTACATTCTCCATGTAGCGTCCAACAGTCTCAGTCCAAGTCTCTCGACGGTTCTCCTCATCAAGCCAACGAGCATAGCGTGATGTGTGGATGAAGGCCGAATAGTCAGTGGGTAGGTAGTTGTTCATCATTACTCCGCGAGGATGTTAAGTTTGTGTGGTTGGTCT